GCGTAATCCGTCTCAACCGTGCAGAGTTCACCATCAGTCATCAGTTCTAAACCATAGAGAGGTTATATATGGGTGATGAATTCACTTACTTTCCGACTAAACAGGCTCAACCGGAAAAGCCTAAACCTAGTCACAACCTAGAACACCAATTCCACTCCAATCAGGCCATGTGGAATTCCGCAGTACAGGAATCCCCGCTAAACCGCTTAAAGTTCTACGACGCACAGTTAGCCAGAGGCGTTGACGTTAACCGTGATAGGGTCGCTGAACTGATCCGAGAGGCTGGCGCTGCTGCCGTGCTATCGGATCGCGATACTATCGGGCTGGTACGCCAGTTGTGGGGTGAAAAGGCTGTGGAGAGACTTCGTGCCAGAGTTAAAGCGGAGCAATAGAACGTGGTGGATTATTTGGCTAGGGCGCTGCATCAACGAGGCACGAAGTGAGATACAAGGCGAGGCGGGATGCGAACGATGGCCTTATTGGCCGGGCGCTACACGCAGCAGGGTTCACCGTCCTAGACTTCGCCTCAAACGGCGGCGTACCAGATCGTCTCGTCGTGCGGAATCTGCCAGACGGAACACCGTGGGTGTGCTGGGTAGAAATCAAGGTAGAAAAAGGAAAACTACGCCCGAGCCAAGAAAGGTTCCAAGCGATATTTGAGCCACGCGGGGAGTTTTACGTTGCGCGTGATCCCGAGGCCACGGTGCGCGAGTTGATGGAGCGTTATCTCGCTGCCATCAAGCCCGAGCAGCTACGTTAGTTGGGAAAAATTCATTTTGATTTATTTCCCAAAGGTAGACCGGGGTAGACCGCTGATTCTTAACGTAACGTGAGCGAGATGCGTATAAGAGAAGGTGAAAGATTCGCCGGTCTAGGCCGGTCTACCCCCTATAAAACGCAATGTCAGTTGGGAAACAATGCGTTTTGATTTATTTCCCAAACATCGGCATCAAGGCTTTGCGAGCGCCTTTGTAGTGAACGATAGCGGGGTCGGGATGCTGCGGCAAAAACTCGGGCAGACACGCGTAATGCGACTCGGGCAGGTCTTGTACCTTTACCCGTTTAGCGTATTCCCGCAGAACCTCTTGATCCCCGTACCACACACAGAACTTGTCGGGCAGGACGTTGTACATTTCGGCAAGGTCAGCCCACACACCCCAATCCGAGGCGATGGTGCAGCAGCCGACATAGGGATAGACCTGATCCAGCGTCTTACCCGCGTACTCGCTGTAGTCCTGACCGCGCTGGCGTGGGTTAAACCCCGCGTCACGGTTAAATTCACGACGAGTCATGGCTATCGGCCCCCAGCTTTTCAGTATGGCAGCCGGGTCAATGGGATGCCGCATGATCATGTCGGTATCCATGTACATTGCTGGTTCCGTCAGCCCCAATTCCGCAAAGGCATTGGTGCGCCATTGCATCAGGTACTGCCGATTACCCTGCGTCACAAATACCCGCGAGACACCGGGTACGGCTGGCGTCTTGTCGTCTGTGACTTGAATAATGGTCGCATCAGGGTTGTGGGCGCGAATGGAAAATACCATTGCGGTGGGCATGGCGATGTCGTCGCCAACGTGGAAGAAAACAAACATAGGACAAATATATGCTGAACGTGAACCGAAAACGACTATCCCGTGCGATATGGGACACCCTCTTTGCTGACCTGCCCGACCTGCCGTGGCACGTTATTGAGGACTTGGAGAAATTAGACCCTGCCCGACGTACCGGCAGCACTAACCACGCCTCCCTAATCGCGTTGTGGGCGGTTATACGGCACTTCCGACCCAAGGTTGTGGCCGAGATCGGCACCTACATCGGCAAGTCCACGTTTGTGCTAGCGAGAGAGGGCGCAGACGTACACACCTGCGACATGACGCACGACTTCAAGTTGCCGCTGACCACCTCTATCACGCAGTACCACAGCAGTAGCACCGAGATGCTCGCCAAACTGGATGGCAACATTGACCTGCTTCATCTGGACGGTCGGCTACAGCCCGACGACAAGCCGCACCTTGAGCGGCTGTTCACGCCTGACACCGTAATCACGCTGGATGACTTTGAGGGCATAGAAAAAGGGGTGTGGAACGCCATGCAGATAGACCTATCGCAACGTATCCTTGTTTATCCCCCAGAGCGTTACTTGACAGAGCGTTATGCGGTGGGGGATGCTACGACTGCAATCATCCTGCCCAACTTGAGGCTGACGCCGCAATGAGCCACAAAGACGCTGCCGAATTCGTGGGGGTGTTGTTGCACTCCGCTACGGCCACCCACTTTCTGCACCTCCAGACGGCGAGCTACGCCGCTCATAAGGCGCTCGGCCATTACTACGAGAACATCGTGGACTTGGCCGACAAGTACGCGGAAGCGTATCAGGGCCACTACGGCATCATTCCGCTGTCGGACTACCCCGATGGCTTTAAGGTGCAGACCAACGCAGCCAAGTACGCCGACGGCTTACTGACGTTTGTGAAGGGCATCCGAGGCGACCTGCCGAAGGACACCGATTTGCAGAACATCATTGACGAGATCGTGGGCGAGATCGCCTCACTCTCGTATAAGTTGGAGCGTTTCAAATGAACCGTAAGGCTGGGCTGTACGCCAACATTTTGGCAAAGCAGGAGCGCATCAAGGCCGGTTCGGGCGAGCGTATGCGTAAACCCGGCGAACCCGGCGCACCGACCGCCAAAGCGTTTCGTGAGAGCGCCAAGACGGCCAAGAAAGAAAACAAATGACAGCCGCGTGGACACGCAGCGAGGGCAAGAACCCAAAGGGCGGGCTAAACGCCAAGGGTCGTGCCTCGTATAAAGCCGAAACCGGCGGGACGCTGAAGCCCCCGGTCAAGTCGGGCGACAACCCACGCCGAGCCTCTTTCCTCGCACGGATGGGCAATATGCCGGGGCCGATGGCAAAGGACGGTAAGCCCACACGCCTAGCCCTCGCACTCAAGGCATGGGGAGCCTCTAGCAAGGAGGACGCCCGAGCCAAGGCCAAAGCCATTAGCAGCAGGAATAGTGCGTAATGCAAATTGAGCAAATTGGGATCGCCACCCTGATCCCGTTCGCCAAGAACAGCCGAACCCACGACGACGCGCAGGTTGCCCAGATTGCGGCCAGCATCCGCGAGTTTGGGTTTACCAACCCCGTATTAATAGACGAGGCTAACGGCATCATTGCCGGTCACGGGCGTGTCATGGCCGCCCGCAAGCTGAAAATGGCCGAGGTGCCTTGCATACGGCTATCCCACCTGTCGGACGCCCAAAAGCGGGCTTACGTCATTGCCGACAACAAAATTGCCCTTAACGCCGGTTGGGACGAGGCCATGCTGAAGCTGGAGTTGGCCGACCTGAAGGCGTTGGACTTTGACCTAGACCTGACCGGCTTTAACACCGCCGAAATAGACGCCCTATTAGCCGATAAAGGCACAGATGGGCTAACTGATCCCGACGATACGCCAGAGCCGCCCGTGGAGCCTGTCACGCGGCTAGGCGACGTGTGGGTATGTGGGCAGCACCGGGTAATGTGCGGCGATAGCACAAGTGAAACAGCGTTTCTGGAGTTGATGGGCGGTTTACAAGCGGATTTAGTATTTACTGACCCGCCATATGGAATGGCTTACGAGGGTGGGCGGGGTAAAAAACAATTTGGAATGATTAAAGGTGATGACGCGCAGGGCGACGATTTGGTGCAATTAGTCCGCGATGCGCTGGTGACAGCTAAATCTGCAAGCAAAACTGGCGCAGCCGCTTATGTATGTTTCCCGTGGCGTACTTATGCCCAGTTTGAGCAGGCATTGATTGGCTCTGGCTGGCCCGTTACAAGTTGTATTGTGTGGGATAAAAAATCGGTGGGTTTAGGGCATCAAGAGTATCGCCCACAGCATGAGTTTATTTTTTACAGCAAAGGCGGTGCGTGGTTTGGAGACCGCAGCCAATCCGATGTTTGGCAAATAAGCCGTGACAAAACAACAGGTTACGTTCACCCAACGCAAAAGCCTGTGGCACTAACAGAAAAGGCAATACAGAACAGCAGCAAAGCTGGCGATGCCGTAATAGATTGTTTTGGCGGCAGCGGCACAACGCTGATTGCCGCTGAAAAGAACGGTCGTATAGCTCGCATTATGGAGTTAGACCCCAAGTACGTTGACGTCATTGTCAAACGCTGGGAGGACTTTACCGGCCAAAAAGCCGTGCTAGAGGCTACCGGCGAACCGTTCAAGGCTGCGGTATGAGAAACCGTCGCAAAGAGCAAACTATCAGCCAACGCACCGGCCAACCCAAGCAGGGCAACCAAGGGGAGGGCGGCGGTCGCCCCCGCTTTGAGATTGACTACGAGGCGGTCAAAAAGCTGGCGGGCATCCAATGTACGCAGGCCGAAATCGCTGCGTGGTTAGGGTGTCACGTTAATACGCTGCTCAACGACGAGAAGTTTTTAGAGATTTATAAAAGCGGTATTGAAAACGGCAAGATGTCCTTGCGCCGACACCAGTGGCGTGCGTTAGAGGGCGGCAATACCACGATGCTGGTATGGCTTGGGAAACAGTACCTCGGCCAACGGGAAAAGAACGAGCTAACCGGGGCAGACGGTAAAGACTTGGTGATAACGTGGCTGCCGCCCCAGTAGTTATTTCTTACGCGCCACGAAAGGTCTTTATGCCTTTCCATGAGCGTAATAAGCGTTGGGCGTGTTTGGTAGCGCACCGCCGTGCAGGTAAAACGGTCGCCGCGGTCAACGACATTATCCGAGCGGCTATGTTCGCCAAGTCGCCAAACCCGTTATACGCCTACATTGCCCCGTACCGATCACAGGCAAAGGCGGTGGCGTGGGACTATTTCAAGTATTACGCCCAACCCATTACGAAAGACGTCAACGAGTCCGAGCTAACGATTGAATTGGTGAACGGTGCGAAGGTGCGGCTGTTCGGCGGCGACAACGCCGATGCTATGCGTGGTTTGGGCTTTGATGGCGTTTATATGGACGAATACGGCGACTTTAAGCCGTCCGTATTTGGGAATGTAATTAGACCGGCCATGAGCGACAAGCAGGCATGGGGCGTGTTTGCTGGCACACCGAAAGGCAAAAACCAGTTTTGGGAAATTTACGATTTAGCACAGCGTTCTCCTAGAGAGTGGTTCCTGCTGCGCCTGCCCGCCTCCACTAGCGGGCTATTGCCGCCGACTGAGCTTGAGGCCGCCAAGGCGCAATTATCCGAGGATCAGTACCTGCAGGAGTATGAGTGCAGCTTTGAGGCTGCCATCCTCGGAGCTTTTTACGGCAAGGAGATGCGCGAGGCGCAAGACCAAGGCCGTATCACCAACGTGCCCTACGACCCGAATTTGCCGACGTACACCGCGTGGGACTTGGGCTACCGCGACGACACGGCCATCTGGTTCTATCAGGTCGCCCGTGGGGAACTGCGCGTCATAGACTTCTACGCCGTCTCGGGCGAGGACATCCACACGATTGCCGATGTAGTACGCAACAAGCCGTATCGCTATGCCAAGCACTACTTACCGCATGACGCTCGGGCCAAGAGCCTACAAACCGGCAAGAGCATCATTGAGCAACTGGCGGCGCAACTAGACATCGCCAAGCTCGCCGTTGTCCCAGACATCGGTGTGCAGTCAGGCATACAAGCCGTTCGCATGATGCTGCCGCGTGTGTGGTTTGACGCGACCAAGTGCAGCGATGGCATTGAGGCGCTGCGTCAGTATCAACGCGAGTACGACGAGGACAAGAAAGCCTATCGTCAGTCCCCGCGCCACGATTGGACGTCACACCCTAGTGACGCTTTCCGTATGGTTGCGGTATCATGGTCTGAAGTCGCTGACAAGCCCCCAGCGCCAGAGGTCAAGCCGCTGATGGTGGGGCCAGAGAACACAGTCACGCTAAACGATATGT